GTGGGTGCACTCGGTGTCGACGTGGATGTACCGCTACCCGACGACCTCGACGAACCAACAAAACATTTTTCAATTCGGGACGACCGTGACGAGCGAGGGGTGCGCCACCCGGTTTGAATGGATCTCGGGCCAGTGGATGATACGGTACTATTTTATGGGTAACGATGTCATATTTTACCTACCTCATAGTAAATTATTTGAGAAATGGATACACATCACTGCCACGTACGACGGTGGGAGCGATAGTGGCGTAGTGAACGGCAGTTACGGACTCGCACGTAAACTTTACGTCAACGGCGTGCCGTGTGAGGTTCAGTCGAGTTATCAGGCAGGTTCCCTGAATTTGGCAACGACGTCGTCTACTTTTTACCTCGGGCACAGGCCGTCGGCGGGCTCGTTGATAGGCGAAGTGGCGAACGCGAGAGTGTACTCGAAAGCGTTGTCCGCCGACCAGGCCCGCGAACTCTACGAGTACGAGGCCGCGCGGTTCGACCACCGCGAGGATTTGGTGAGTTTGCACAAGGGCAACTTGGGCATCGGTCTACGCGACCCGGAACAGAGGTTGGTCGTGAAGCCCCAAACTGACATGGGGTATTTCCCACAAACTCAAGTCTACCACACTGGCGATTTCGCATACCTACACGATAACCGCAGCAATTCTACAAGATACAACATCTGGACCGAAAAAGACGGTCTTTTGGTAGTCGATTGTAGCTCATATTTTGCGGGAGGTGACTCGAATCCTCTTTATCCATTTCAGGTATTAAATGCGACGTCGTACAGATGGCAGGACGCCGGTGGCACGTATAGCACAACTAATGGAAGTTACACAGGTGGATCGGCCACGACAGTGGATGGCACGTCCCGTTCGGGTGAATGGATTGAAGTCATATTCGGCCAACCGATCGCGATCGAAAAGTTTATCATGAATGTCAATCTCGGTGGTGATTTTCAAGTTAGAGGTGCGAAGACGGGTGTCATCGCCGCAAGAAATTACGAGGATGAATCATGGACGGCCGTTTACGAAATGAGTGGACAGTCGTGGGTCCTGAATCAAAATTACGAGTTCGTCCCAACATCTAGCGTCCCTTATAAACACTACCGATTCGTTATCGAGACGATAACGGCAGGAACGTACGGTGGGACGGCCACTTTAACAACATGGGAATTTTACGGAAAGTATGCGTCGACGTCGAACGGCGCCGTGTTCAAAACCGGCAGCGTCGAATCCGGTGGTGTCATCGCAAACGCGGTGTGTATCGGGGGTAAATCGTGCGAGGCTCCATTGACGGTAAAGTCACTCTCTGGTCATTTCACCTCTGCAAATAGGCAATATTTCAACTACGATACTGGTGCGAACACAATAACGAGGAACACAGGTGACTTGGCCAAGCATAGTATATACGCAGAAGGATCTATTGTCACACGACAATACATAGTATCTCACTCCGGAACAGCACAGTCTTCAGATCGTCGTATTAAGACAGAAATCACAGATGTTAACGATTCGAGCGCGCTCGACACGTTCCGGTTGATTCAGCCGAAATTGTACAATTACAAGGACGTCGTTCAGAAAGGAACACTGCCGGTGTGGGGGTTCATCGCACAGGAGGTTGGGGATGTGCTAAACTATTCGACACATATAGGAACTGAATACATTCCCAATGTATATGAGCTCGCGAACGTCTACGCCGAAGGTGTGGTGTTAGAGTTCGATACAACGAAATTGCAACCGGGTGTGTCCAAACTGCGTCTGTACGATTCAGCTAATTCTGAACTCGACGCGTTCATCGACGAAATCATCGACGAGTACACGGTTCGGCTCACGAAACCCATTGAGATTCGCGACCAAGTGTTCGTGTACGGACAAGAGGTTCGCGATTTCCACTTTTTGAAGAAGGACGCCATATGGACGACGGCCGCGGCCGCTTTACAGGAAGTCGACAGAAGACAGCAACGCGACAACGTGAGAATACGTGCACTCGAAAACAAAGATTTACGTGTGAAACGTCCACTAAAACTCACAGAAGCCCAAGGTAAACTCGTGGATGTTGATGGTGCACTGTGTGCACAGCCGGAGAGCAAGTCAGTATTGGGTGTGGTTGGTGCAACCCAAGGTGTTGTTGAAACTTCGGGCGAACACTACGTGTGGGTGTGCGATGAACGGGGTTCGATTGAAGCTGGTGATTACCTGACAACCTCTAATGTCGTGGGATACGCCACAAAACAAGATGATGACCTCCGACACAATTACACCGTCGCGAAAGTTTTGGAGCCGTGTGATTTCACGCAACCGCAAGTGCCATCGAAACGTGTGTTGACCGAAACTAAGAACGTGAACTATTACGTGCACACGTCGAACGTTTCTTTGGACGTATACAGCAATCTCACCGTAGATATGCGAACGACTTTGACGGAGACCTACTACGAGAAAACCACAAAGGTTCTCGTGAAATATAACGAGTACGTCAGTAAATTACCACCCTATGATGCTGAATTTTATTATAAATTGAATTCGATTTCAGCGTCACGTGAAGTGTACGACACACTTCCAGACAATGAACGCGACAATTACGTCGTCGAGAGCACGGTCGATGGTGAACCACATACGTACATATACAGGTATGATGTATATCTCACGCTCGATGAATGGCGCGATCTCGATGAAGCCGACCAACCGGCGTACAAACACGGATATTTCAAATATGTCGTGGAAGAAAGGACAGAGCCCACTCAAGGGTTCACAGAGAAAAGTCGTACAATTTACCAAAAAATCCTCAATACCATCAATGAACCCCGAAACGGGTACAGACTTTTGGTGCGCCAGGAACAGGTTCCAGTGCTCGATGCGTTTGGAAACCTACAATACCAAGAAGACCCCACGGAAGTCGTCGACGCGTATGAACTGAGATACGTCGACGCCACCGGCAACCTCACGACGCGTCACAACGCGGTCTACCTCGCTGCACGCATCAGGTGTCTTTTAGTGTAAATAATATACTCCAGTGGGAGGACGTGCCGTGGGGGGACACGGAGCCTGCGTACAAACTTATCACCACCAGGCACAACGCGGTGCACACCGCCGCTTTCGTGGGCGTGACATATCATTGTGGATAAAATCTCAGACTAATAGTATAATTAACACCCATGTCTGGACAGACGATGTTGCTCGCCTACGGCGCCCAAGACGCCCTGATCACTGGTGAACCTCAAATTTCGTATTTCCAAAGCAACTTTCGACGCTCGACGCATTTCGCCCAACAGGTCGAACGCCAAGTGATTCAGGGTCGAGTCACCGGCAACGGTATGTCGACCGTCCGATTCGAAAGACGTGGTGATTTGCTTTCCTACATCTACCTCACCCCGATCGTCGGCAGCGGCACGCCTCAGGCGAACACCTCCATCACCGATTGGACGACGGTCATCGATAAGGTTGAGATTCTCGTCGGTGGGCAGGTCATCGATGAGCAAGACGCCGTGTGGACGACGAAGATCGCCCCCAAGTTGATGGCTTCCAACCTCAGCAAGTCTCGCCTCGCCGGCCTCTCCGGGGCGAACACCTTCTACCCCCTCCGCTTCTTCAACTGCGAGTCCTACCAACACTGCATTCCGTTGGTCGCCCTCTCTTACCACGACGTCGAACTCCGCATCACCTGGGGCGCCCTCGCCGGGGGTTCCAAGTGGGAGTGCTACGCCAATTTCATCACCCTCGACGCCGCCGAGCGCGAGATGTTCGCCTCCAAGGAAATCAACCTCGTCATCCCGACGGTGCAGAAGAGCATCGCCTCCAACGCCAAGATTCACGAACTCAGCGGGTTCAACCACCCGATCAAGTTCTTGGCTGCGGCCCCGACGGCCTCGGGCGCGTCCGCGGTCAACGTGCTCACCGCGACGAACCGCATCAAGATGCAAATGAACGGCGTCGACATCTCGGATTACAAGTTGTCTCGCCCGAACTTTACCTTGGTCCCGTTGTACTACCACACCTCCAACGCGGACTTGAACTCCGACGAGGACGACCTCCTCCTCATCCCGTTCTGCCTCGACACCTCGAAGACCCAAGTCACGGGCACGGTGAACTTCTCCCGCCTCGACAGCGCGCGCCTCGTCAACGAGACCTCCACCTCCAACGACACCATCTACGCGCAAAGCGTGAACTGCCTCACCATCTCCAACGGTATGGGCGCCCTCAAGTGGGCCAACTAAGAATTAAATCATAGCGTTTTATAATAGAAACATGTCTACGTTTTGGACCTCAGTGATTCTTTTAGTGATCGTTTTCGTTTTGACGTACGACCCGAAATCGCGCACGCTCGAACGCTTCGTGAACGCCCCGTCCGCCGCCCAAGGCCCGTCCCGAGACCCGCAGTGCAAGCACGACCACCTCCAGGCGGTGCAATTCGGCCAAGATTATCAGTGTGCCAAAAATCCCAGGGCAACCATGGGTGCGATGATTGCTTAAAAAGAAAAGGCACATGTTAATTTAGAAATGATTTCCATGGACAAAAATCTGTTGACAACTTTCGGCGTCGTCGTGTGCCTCGCGGTGACGATTTATCTTTTTAAAGAACTCACCAGGGCGAAGGATGACGTCGAGCAGTTGAAGAACGTGTCGATGCACCTCATGCAAATGAGCGAACCCAGGCCATCGATGATGATGGAGATGCCCCCACAGGAAAGAGAAGAAACCGAGGAGGCCGAGGAAGTGAAGGAGATCACCGAAGAAAATTAAATCCGCTGATATTAGGATTCACGTCCACCGACAGATGAAAAATGAAAAAACATAAGGCTATCGCAATCCCGGTGTGTCTCGCGGAGGACAGGCCGGTGTTTCTCACGATTCGCGACCGGCGATGGAAGGATTGGGGGTTCGTCGCCGGTGGGTCACGGCGCAGGGAGGTGAATTGCCCCTTGCGCACGGCCCTCAGGGAGTTAGAGGAGGAGACCCGGGGGGTGGTCTCCCTCAAGTCCGGGGAGTACACGTCCTACGTGTTCACGGTCAAGGAATCACCGACGGTGGAGTTGGTGTACAACGTCTTCGTGTTCTTCGTGAATTTCACAAAGGCCCAGCGGGCGCAGACGGTGAAGAAATTCATGGACGAAAAGGCGAAGACGCAGGTGAAAAAACTGCAAAAGCAACCCATCAAGAGGGTGTTCGACGAGAACGATTTCATGTCGTGGGACACCTTGGAGGAATTCAAGGCGCGACCGAAAAAGTGGGAGCGCATCGTCACCAACGTCATAAAGAACCCGGAATTCTACGCGTGTTTATCTGCGCCTAGAAAAACATTTGTAATTAAGTAGTGTGGAAGATGAAATCTAAAAAGTTCATTCTCAACCAAATCAAAGAAATCGTCGACGCCAAGGGGAGGGACGGGGACGCCTTCGTCGCCACCCTCGGCGAAAAAACGGTCTACGAACTGTTGGTGGTGAAAAAAGACATCGCCGAGGAGGAGGACCTCCCGGACGTCCACCCCCACCACTGGTTTAAAAAAGACATGCGAGATTACTACAAGAGAGACAATAATGCTGAGGCGGTGGGCGAGCAAGAATGATTTCACAAACTCCAGAAACCTCTCACACGTGCTCATGGACGGCGGATGTCTGAGCATCCCGTGTGACAAGATTCCTGAGTTTTATAAGGTGTATTGCGACGCCGTGAACGCCGGGGAGAAGGTGTTCGTCGTCGAGCAAAAGACACAACCGGCGTATAACTTTTTCGCCGATCTCGATTACAAGGCGGAGGAGGCGCTCACGGTGGAGGAGATCGAGACGGTGTGTCGGGTGATTTGCGCCAAGGTGGGCAATCTCGGGGGTGGGGACTGCATCGTCTCCGTCGCCGAACCCAAACCCGCGGGGGAACTGGTGAAGACCGGGATACACCTCAACTGGCCTGGGTTTCTCGTCGACCAAGCGAGCGCGTGCGCCCTCAGAGAACACATCCTCATCGCCCTTCACACGGCGAAGCCCGGGGTGAACTGGGGCGCCGTCGTGGACAACAGCGTGTATGGCGACCCGAGAACAGGGGCCAAGGGGAGCGGCTTTCGCATGCCGTGGTCTTACAAGAAGGCCAAAGGCCTTGTCGAGGGTCCCTACCTCCCCGTGTTCAGGTGGACGCGGAAACCGCTGTCGACCATGCTTCGCCTCCCCCCGGACGTCACCCCGGAGTTACTCGCGCAGGTGGCCGTGCGGGCCGAGGGTGAACCGGTCAAGGTGCACCCCCCGAGCAAAATCAGCGTCGCCACCGCCAAGGAGGGTGGGTTCTCCAAGGCGGAGACCAAAGACGAGGTGCAGGACGACGCCCTCAGCGCCCACCTCGAGACGTTCATCCGCACGACGATGGAGGGCCAGGCCTCGGCGAGGGTGACGAAGATTTTTAAGCACAAAAACCAATTCCTCGTCTCCACGTCGTCCAAGTATTGTGAAAATTTGGGGAGGGAGCACGGGTCGAATCACGTCTGGTTTTACGTCTCCGGGGACATGATCACCCAAAAGTGTTTCTGCCGGTGCGAAACCTTGGAGGGGAGGACCGATGGGTTTTGCAAAGATTTCATGGGAAAGCGGTACGCGCTCACCGGTGAAATAAAGAGGATGCTCTACCCACAACCCACAAAGTGTCCACCCCTCGTGAAAAAAATAAAAAAAGAGAAACGCCCCACCAAAGTGGACGAGGCCCGGGTGGAACTCCAGACGTTCATACAGAAATACGTCGACGGGTTCGCGAACGCCCAGGTCATAGAATTAAAAAAAGTGCGAGGGGGCTTCGGGGTCACCACCAACGCCACGTGTCGGTCGTGCGGGCGCACGTGCGGGTTCAACCTCAAACGGGACATCCTCATCCAGGCGTGCGAGTGCAAAAACGGGAGGAGGATGAAGATATTTGCGAGCACATATAAAAAACTTGTGAGATAGTAGAGATGTTCTTCATCTTCGCTCTCGTGGCGGTGTACATGGTATTCCTCCTCACGCGAACACCCCCCGGGATGGACACGTTCGAGGCACTCAAGACGGAGGCACACAAGTACTCCGGGGTGAACCCAGAGGAATACAAGGCTTTTTTGAGCGACCTGCGACTGTGCGAGTTGTACTTTGCCGAACCCACGCAAGGGGCGGTGTTCCTCCGACGGGCCATCGACCACCTCCAAAATTTAGGCATTTACAACGATTACGACATTCACGATGAAATAGAGGATTTAGCGTTCAGGGTGGGGTGGGCGTACGAGAAAGAACTCCAGAGAAATGCGATGGCTCAAAAATTAAGGTTTCAGACGAGATACTTAAACGAAAGACTCGATGAATAAAATAGAGAAGAAACCATGGCCGCCGTCATGACCACCCGAAGCGGAAGAATCATCAAGAAGCCGTCTGAAATTTACGTTCCCGAGATCGAGGACATCGAAGACGACTACAGCGACGACGAACACGACTCGGATTTCAACTCGGAATCCGGGGACATCCCCACCGAAGACGAGTTGGACGACGACGACGAGGACGGTGAAGGCGAGTGGGAAACCGACGACGACACCGACGCGGACGAAAACGGGAACCTCGAGGGGTTCATCGACGACGAAGATGTCAGCGACAGCGAAGCGGAATATTTCGCTTAAAAAAATAGCGCGATGTTTTAATTAATAATAATGGAGACCGACATCGGACAACCGTTTCAGTACACCCCGACCCCGCCACCCAAGGAAGAGGAGGAAGAGGATTCCACCCCGATCATGGAGGAGGAATACGAACCCCAACAGCAGTGGGCACCCCAGCAACCCATGCACTACGGGATGCCACCGCCACCGCCACCCCTCCCGCAAAAGTTCGATCTCGGGAGCATCGATAAGAACACTCTCGTCATCGCGTTCGCGGTTTTTCTACTCGGGTTTTTCATGGGGAAGACTATGCAACCCGTGATTCTTCGGTCTCACTAGTCTTGTAATTATCAATCGGCGCGTATTCGTCGTAATTCGTGAATTTACCAATGTTCCCATATCTAGGCTCCGTGAAATAGGCGCGCGACGTCACCCGCGGATCTTTGGCGTTTATGCGCATGACCTCCATCGCCGAGGCGAGGACACTCCCCTCCTTGACCTCGACGAGGTGACCCTGGAAAAAAAGCGTGACTATGACGAGAAGGACTGTCAAAATATTTAGAGTGATGCTGAATGCACTCATATTACAATGTTATGTGAAATTAATTCTCGGTCGGGGCCTCGGCCTCCTCGGTGGCTTCGGCCTTGGCCTCGGCTTCGGCCTTGGCCTCGGCCTCACGCTTCGCCTTGCGCTCCTCGATCTCGGCGGCGACGATGGCGTCCGCCTCCTTGACGAGGTCGTCCATCGAGGCGTCCGGCTTCTCCTTCTTGAGACGCTCGAGGACCTCCGCTGGGTGGGAAATCGGCGGTTCGTCCGGCTTGGTGTAGAACTTGGAGTTCTCGTCGCCCGGCTTGAAATAGTTCTTATCCGCATTCTCAATCATGTCGCGCTTGCGCTCCTCGAACATCTTCGCCGCTTCGCGTTGGTTTTGCCTGTATCCCTCCATGAGTTCTTCCAACTTTTCGTTGGTGTAGTGGGAATCCTCAATCTTCGAAGGGTCCGGTGGGATGAGAAGCCACTTGTAGAGGTCGACGACGTAGATGTCGAAGGTCGAGTCCTCCTGTTGCAAACGCTTCGCGTGCGCCGCGGCCTCGTCCCGCGTCGAGAAGGCGCCGCGAATCTTGATTCCGAACTTGTCCGTCTTCTGCGGACACTCCGGGCCGACGATGGAGAGGCAGGCGAACGCCTGACCCGGAACGGTGGTGAAATCTTGCGTGAGGGACATTCTCGCTTCTTTTATGGTTAGGTAGCGAGGCTTGACTTTAAGTTAAAAACATGAGACTCCAATTTAGTAGAGAGAAGATGCATCAGTTTTGGAACACCCAACCCACGAATTGCACGGTGAAATTAGAGGAATTGCAGGAGTCGACCCCCCTCCCCGACCCGGTGAACTATTTTTGGGGCGCCGCCAGCGAGGACCGACTGAGGAATTTCTTCAACAAACACTACCTCACCGACGACCAGTCCTACCTCGAATACACCGTCCCCACCCTTCGGTGGGCGCTCGAGAGGGACGAGTGGTGGAACGTCGCACTCTACGCCCTGAGGAAAGCGCCGACGCCGGAGTTGGTGGGATTCATCGCCGCCTCCCCGAGAGGATTCCACGCCCACGGCCAAGACGTCGACGCCGTCGTCATCAACTTTCTGTGCGTGCACCAAAAATACAGAGACAAACGCCTCGCCCCCCTCCTCATCAAGGAAATCACCCGAAGGGCCGTCCTCAGAGGGATCGAACAAGCCATCTACACCGCCACCGCGGAGTTGCCCCACCCGGTGTGCACGGCGTCCTACTGGCACCGACTCCTGAACGTCCCCAAACTCGTCGACGCCGGGTTCACCGAAACCAACGACCCCACGAACAAATGGTTCGACGTCAAGGGGAGTTCCCACCTCCGACTCATGGAACCCTCTGACGTGTTTGACGTACAAAAACTCCTCGACGCGGACGCTCGGAAACACAAACTCGCCATCCTCCCGAGGGCCGAGGAGTGGGTCGGGAGAGCCTTCGTCGACCCCAAGGAGGGCATATTCGTCGCCCTCGTCGAGGTGGGGTGGGTGCCGAGGAAAGACCCGAAACTGCGACTGAGACAAGCCTACGTGCATCACGCCGTGGGTGAGGACGCCCTCAGACACGCCGTGGTGATCGCGAAAAGGTTGGGGTTCGACGTTCTCAACGCCCTCGATAACGGGGGGAGAGACCTCGAGAAGGAAAAATTCGTCAAAGGCACCGGGGAGGTGCACACCTACGTGTACAATTGGAAAATCGAACCCCTCGCGAGGGAGGACGTCAGTTTGATTTCGGTCTGATGAGGTTTACACATCCGTGGAGTTCGGGGCATCCAACTTGATGTTTGTGTACACCTGTTGCATGATGTCAACGTTCTCGACTAACGGAAAAGTATTGCTCAACTTCGTGATGGGTGGCAACTGCGTCTCTCGCGTTTCTTGGTCTGCCCAAACACCACAATTGTACGTGACCCACGTGCCCTTGTGGGGGTGAATTTTCGATGTCTTAATAATCACATCGTCCTGCCCGACGGCCACGTAGACGTTATTTAAGGTCGTTTTGAAATGACTGACATACAGAGAAGGTACGTTAATTCCCATTGATGTGATATATATTAAAAGAATTTTATTTTTCAGGCATTATTTTCCAAGGCCTCAATGCGTTCCAGTGCGTTTTGAAGCGCCTGCACCAGCATTGGAATCATCGATTGCATACCGACGCCGAGATTTGGCGAATTCACGTCGTCTGGGTCGTACGTTTCGTGACCACTGACGACGCATTTCGTCTGACACGGATTCGTTTCCGCCCCCAAGACCTCCTGTGCGATGAAACCCGCCTGAGGTGTGACGTCCGACGTTTCGGTGTAATAGTTGAACGACACGGGATTCAGGTTTTTCACGTACTGCACAGATTCGGACACGTTCAAGGTTTGTATATTTTTCTTACCGCGACGATCTGAATACGTGCCGTAATTACCTGAAGAATTGTAATAAAAGTAAGGATTAGAGCCATTTATATCTCGATATATTTGTATTCGATCGCCACCGTTACTAAATCTCACGATATGACTCCCAGCTATACCCATATCACCGTTATATCCCGACGAGCATCTCAAATCAATGGTACCTCCTTGAGTACACAAACTCATGCCATTGGTAAAGTTCCCGATCCCAGACGTGTTAGTACCAATGTTTTCCAGAATGATCGGTGTATTTGTATAACCTCGCACGTGGCAGCGACCGTAACCATTGTAAAAACCACTACTACCATATTCCCCTAGGAGTGCGTTTGATCGAACATCGAGCGTAGTCTGAGGATCCGTCGTTGCGATACCGACATGACCGCTAGCATTTATGGACATTCGTATGTGACTGCTACCTAAGGATGTTCCGTTAGCACCACTATCACCGTTGTAAAAATCCAAACGTTGACCAACGAAGTTAACGTGATGTGTCCCAAATCCACTGGAATAACGGTTATTACTTGGGTCGGACATATAGATGACCGGGTTCTGGCCATTTCCTTTTACGTGCAGTGGTTGTAACGGAGTCTTCGTTCCGATGCCGACGTGGCCCGAGTTATTGACGACGTGAGTAAACAACGCCGCTTGTACCGTAGATGAATTTGCACCCGGGTCAGATGAACTCGTCAACGCGCGTGTAAAAGTCGTCGTGTTAGTGCATTCTATCTTCATGGAGTGTCGAGTATAAGTTTCGACGTACGCATGAATTTCATATATACTCCTATCTGTCCCAACCTGTTTAAACTTTGCCTGTGTTATGACGGGGTCTCCGTACGCATGAATGGAACCAGACATGTTAGAGGCATTTGTATCATTATTATTATTGATACTTGCATATATGATGGTTTCACCGCCCCGATGAGTTTGATAGTTATCATAACCTTCTGCACCGAGAAGTGAAATTTTTAAACGCGAACCGCCTGTTGCACTCGCTGCATTCCAAGTCCCTAATTTATACCAACCCTGACTTCCACCAACATTGTATATCGTCTCGTGTTGAATCATGGGACTTCCGTAGAGGTGAAATTTTTCGAGTGGATTCACCGTCCCAATGCCGACGTTGCCGGTGTTTAAAATGGTCATTCGATTTGTGAGTGTAGCATCAGTCGTGGCATTTCGCGTCATGAAATGTAAATGTCCTACCGTATTGTTCGTCCCATTTTTTATATCAGCTTTAATGGCTGCAAATTTACCTTGGTACGTCCCTAATACTAACGACCCACCGCTACCAGGAACGCTATCAGAAGACTCAGCGAATATACTCGCCCCGAGTGTCTGACTCGTATCGAATGATGTCTGACTCGTTTGACCGATTCCTCTGACGTGTAAAATGGATACCGGACTCGTCGTCCCGATGCCGACGTTGCCATTTTCTAATATTTTAATGCCGTTAGCATTCTCAGACCACGGTGCTATTACCAACCCCGTATTTGCTTCATTTGAAATACTTCTATCAGTTGAAAATATTAGAGCTGAATCACCGGTGCCAGTCAGAGGGTTAAAAGAACCCTCGGTCATATGGGGCATTACTCTCATCCATGACTCGGTACCGCTACCATTATTTTCTACGACGATACCATCACTCCCACCCGAGGTCATCACGTGTAATATAGCCTCTGGATTCGTCGTCCCGATGCCGAGGTTCCCGGTCGAACCATCGATGGTCATGTGCGTCGTCGCCCCGAGCATGCTCTCAAACTTAAAG